AGCCATGTTTGATAACCTCCACGTGTGTATTAGCGTTGAGTGCTTGCATCTCGCCCATATGGTCACAGAGGCCCACATAAGCGTCCAGGCACGCCATAAACGCGTCTATGCGGCGCTTAGGGCTGCTAGCCTTAACCGGCACAATGTTCCCGTTGCGGTCGCTCTGCACGCCCACGTTCGTGGCGCACCACTCGAACAGCGGGTTAGCGTTGTAGTTGATTTTCCCCGCCTGAAAATCCGCGCCCAACTGCTGAAGCGGTAGCGACAGCGTTTTAGCGCCCTGAATGCACGGCACCATGGCGAAACCGTTATCGGACATCTCGGAGCGCCAATATTGGGCGCTCCAAGAATCGAAATACACGCTCAGCGGCGTTATTCCGTGCTTTTCCACAGCCTCGAGGAAAAATTGCGTGACGGCGTGATAGTCAATGACATTGCCCGGGCAAAGACGCAAATAGCCCTGCTCGTGCCACAGCTCATAGGGCACGCCCTCACTCTTGCACCTCTCGTGGAATTGGTCAGCCGGTAGCCATGACATGGATTCCACGTATTTGTTGCCCTGGGCGTCAATCATCAAGAGTGCCGCCGACGTGAGGTCGGTGGTGCGGCTGAGGTCGGCCCCGCCGATGGCGTAGCAGCCTCTAAAGTCCTCGAGGTTGAAGCCGTCGGGGTTGTGGATCGCGTCGAACGTGAGCCACGCCGTGGTGCGGTTCTCCCTCACGTCAAAGTCCTTCGTGAGCAATCCACTGAGGCTAGCCGGGTCAACCTTCGCCCGCTCCACCTTCACGCGCAGATCGTCCAAGCTCTTGGACACGCCAAGGTTAGGGTTAGCCTTCGCCCAACACGCGGGGTTGTCCCACTCACTACGCGCGTCAAGCTCGTACAGCACGGGCAAGAAAGTTTCATCTTGCACGCTGCCGTCCGCCACCTTGCACGCATAGCTATAAATGCTGTCATAGACGCTTTCCCGGTTGGTTCCCGCTGTGGTCGTCATGATTAGAAGCGGCTGAGTTCGCGCCGATTGCGATTGGCGCAACACCTCGTATAGTTCCCTCTTCACCTCGTGCAATTCGTCAATGACGCAACACGACAGATTGAGGCCGTCCAACGTGTCATAGTTCGCGCCCAGGCATTGGAGCGTCGAAAGCGTCGGCGCAAACCATAAATCGGTCTTGCGCTTGCGCACGTGCTGACTCAGCGCCGGGGACTGACGCACCATGTTGTGGCATTCGTCAAAGATTAGGCGCGCTTGGTCGCGCTTGGTAGCGGCCACGGCGCACTGTGCGCCCTTTTCCCTATCGGCAATGAGCATGTAAAGGCAAATCGCGGCGGCTAGGGTTGATTTGCCGTTCTTGCGCGCCATGAGACACATTGACTCACGGTAGCGCCTATAGCCCGTCTCAGGGTCGATGAAGCCGAACAGCGCGGCCACGTAGGCACGTTGCCACAGCTCGAGGCGGAACGGCTGCCCGCCCTTCGCGCCCTTCGAATGGCGGCAAAACTTTTCGATGAACGAAATAGGCCGCCAAGCCTTCGCCAAGCTGAAGCACTTAGGGTCGCTCTCGATCTCGGCGGCGAGACGCTTGTAGACTTCAGCGACACGACGCGACACGACAACGTCGCCCGCCTCGATAGCCGTGGCGTACTCGATAACCGGGTTCGGCCTATGCTTCGTCGTCTTCACCATTGAGAAGCTCCATAAGCGGGTCAACCGTCGGCGCGTCCTCGCTCATCTTGCACAGCTGTTTGCAGATCGAGGCGTAACGGGGAACCATGGCGTTATAGCTGCGAACCGCGGGCGATTCCTTCACGGCGCCCGTGCGGTCGTCAACAGCCACCACGCCGTGGTCGGCAACGAACTGCTTGAGCGTGGCCATAGTGCCCGCCATGAACACCAATTCGTCGCTCAAAGCCTCAGCCGCGCCGCGTTCGTCCTCGGGCACGCCCTCGACAATCGGCGCCAGGCGCTCCCGCGTCAACTTCGCCGCCTTAGAATCGCGCGGCGGCTTGGTGCTGTGGCTAACTTTGTCCTTCGTCATTTCTAATACCTCCAATTACCCCGCAAATCCGCCAAAACCCGGCATGTCCACGCCCTCGCATGAGAAAAACCCGGAGGGGTCTCCCTTTGTATGCGCGTCGATGCGCGCCGGGGCGTGCTTGGTGGCGGTGTCGGGGGGGTGTTTTGTCGTGTCGTGGGTCTTACTTTGCTGTGTTGTGGGACGTTCCCACCTTGACTAGGCGGCCTGTCGAGTCGAATGCGAGGCCCTGCCGTGTCTCACGTCCGCCCAGGTGTTCGCGGGTATGGCAATCGATACACAGCGGCTCGAGGTTGTCCCAATTCAACGTCACGTCCGGGTCGTTGATGTTGTCAGGCGTGAGCCACACGCGATGATGGACGATCTTGGCCGGTCTGCCACAGCGCTGACACGTGTAGTTGTAGGCCTTCATAACGGCTTGTTCCGTGCGTTTCCAACGTGCCGACGCGTAGAACCGCGCGGCGAATTCCCTAGCCATTGACGCCGCCGCCTGTGCTTGCGGGTAGGTGCTTGAGCATTTCCGTTACCGCTCTCTCTGAGGCGGTCGCGTCTATGCCCTGTGGGTCATACCATGTGGCCACTAGCATCTTGATTGCTGAGCGTGCCAACGGGTTGTCTGCTTGGTCTGTGGTGTCCATGCCGGTGGTTTGCGTGATGTAAACCGCAGCCGCCTCGATTAGGTCGGCTAGGATTCCATCGTTCGCCGTGTTGTCCAGGCGCAGATAGTCGCGCATGTCGGCCAAGGACACAACGGGTGGTGTGTATGCCATGTAATCACCTCTCTAGCGTGTTCTATGGGTGCTAGTAGGGCCTAGCCGCCACGGGTTGGGTGGTTGCTAGGCCCTGTGCTGTTGTCGCGTCTGTGGGCCTGTGATGGCCTTATAGGCGTTTTGGGTTATGCGCCCGGCGTGATGGTGATGGATGCGAAGGCCTCGGCAATAAGCGGCTTGGCGTCAGCCACGCACAGCGCGCGATAATCCACGCGGCCACTCTTGAAGCTCGATTCTGTCGAGGACTCGACAGAAATGCCGTTGGCCAGGTTCACCGCGTAGCCGTCTTTGAAATCGCCGTAGATAATAGTGCCGTCCGCGATGTGGTCATCGACAACAACCGGCTTGCCAAGCACGCGGCCAATGGTGTCCGCCTGGGCGTCCTGAATGAAAATTGGGCGCTTGTTGCCGTCCACAAGGTTGTACACATGGTTGTACAGGGTTGCGGTAGACATGGCGAACACGCTGTTAGCCTGGTAACCGCCCTTAATCAGTCCCATGGCCTTCACGATGTCCGCGTAGGTCAGGGCCTTGGTGGTCACCTTGTTGGTGATTGCGCCCAGGACGCCCGTAGGCTGACCGGAACCCGTGCCGTTCACGATGGCGTCGGCGATGGCCTCAACCACGGAATTGTTGAGCTCGTCCGTCAGATACGACTCGAAAGCGTCAACGGCCATCGTGCGCACCTTCGCACTCACAGAAAAGACCTTAATCAGCTCGAAGCCGTCGAACTTCACGGGCGGGACGTCCGGGGCCTCAGAATCGACGTTCGCGCCCTCGGTGTTCCACTTGGCCGGGGTCGCGGGATTGGCGACCGGGACGGCCACGCCCGCCGGCACCTGAAGCTTGCGCACCTCGTCGAACAGTCCGTTAGCCTTGCCCGCCTTCTTCACGATCTCGTTCAGGGTCTGAGTGGGGATAACGCCGCCATTGTTGGCGCTAGTGCCGTAAGCGTCGGCGCGCTGCTCGAGGCGTGCCACAGCGTTGAGCGCGCGGGACTCCATGGCGTTCAGCTGCTTGCCCTGAAGCTGCTTGAAGAACGCCGTGCGGTATTCCGGGGTCTTGCGCACGTCGTCCGCGTCCGTCCAGTCCGTGGCGCGGGTCTCGATGCCGAACGGCTTGAGTGCGCGCGTGTCGGGGTCGGTCTGCTGCTGCTGTGCGGCGGCTGCCTTGTCCTTGGCGTTGTCGGCCGCCTGATTAAGCGCCGTCAGCTCGATATTTGCGGACTTAATGTCCACGTCGGGGTCGGTCTGAATAGTCGCCTTCAGCTCCTGGGCGCGGCGCTCGATAGCGTCCATGCCCTTGCCGTTCCAATAGTTGAAAGCGTCAGCGATACTTGCAAATGCCATTGTTTTCAGCTCCTTTAAATCGTCTTACTGATGATGATGTTTGCCATGAGTATGGCGTTGCGCCTTGCTGCCGCTTGGCGCTGGGTGGCCTGCCGTGCCGCCCGGGCTTCGATGCTTGCCGTCGGATAGGCGGGGAAATTAACCGCGCTAACCTCTAGCACCTTCGAAATCTTGTTGATGGTGCGTGTCGTGCCGTCGGCGCTCCATTCGTCACCGCCGGGCGCGACTACAAACGCGAAGCTCATACCTTGCACGTCGCGGCGTTTTATCGCCTCGTAGACGCTACGCGCCTCCTCGGTGTCAGGGAGTTGCGCGGTCATGTGCAAGCCTTTAGCGTCTACGTTGAACGTCATTGTGCGGGGTGTGCGGGCGAGGGGCACGCGCTTGTCGTCGTGCGCCCACAGCAACCGGCTGTCGCTCAGGTCGCACCCATCCAAAGCCCCCGCCGCGATGATTTCCGTATATGAGCCGTCGGGCGTGTTAATCGTCGTCGGTTGGTCAAAGACGATAGGCGTGCCGGTGAGAATCATGCCGCCCGCTTCGTTCGTGTCGGTCGCGGCGTTCAGTGCCGCGTTGCGTGTCTCTTTCATGCCTTCGCCCCTTTTCCTGTTTCGTCGTCTTGGTCGCCAAGCTGATACGCCGCCGCCTTGGTCGCGTCCACGTAGTTGAGCGATTGCAATCGCGTGTCGCCGTCAGGGACGGGGGAAAGATTGAGGATTGAGCGGCACTCATTCAGCGTCAGCATTCCCATGGGTGCGAGTTTCTCGATTAGGGAAAGTTTCGTGCTGTTCGAGGCGAACAACATGCGCCCGCCATCGAACACGATTTCATTCCCGTACGCCCGTTCACGCGGCGTGAACACCTTCGTGGTGAAGCTCTCGGAAAGCTGCACGGCCAGCGGCTCCAAAACTGACTCGTAGAACGCGCCAAATTCGTCCTCCGAATATGCAGCCTGTACGATGTTCTTGGACACGCCCAAGTAGGAATAGATTCGTTGCGCGACGGCTTCGGCCTGTGCGGGGTCGATGTTCGCCGGGCGTGAATCTATCGGGGAAAACTCTTGTTTTGCGTCGGTCACGACCACGCCGCCGTTGTTGCCCATCGTGAGAAAGTCCGCCACGAACTGGTCGCGCGACTTTTGGAGCATTTCAGGGCTTTGGATCGACGTGAATTTGAGAATGCCGCGAAGCTGTGCGCCGCTCTGAATGGCGGTTATTGCCCCGTTGTTCTGTGCTTCGGCCAATTCAACCGCGCCGCGAATAGCCGCGTCAGAATCGCCCATGAGTTCGTCGGTCGCGTAGTGGCGGCGGATATGCACCACGTCAGCGTAGGGGAATACGGCCGTGTGCCCGCTACGGAAACGGAAACGCAAATAGATTTGCCCGGCTTCGTCGGTCAGCCACTCCACGCCCGTGGAGGTAATCGGATAGAATCCGCTGACATTGCCGCGTTGGTCACGCTGTATCAAGGCCCATGCGTTGCCGTTCAAATACAAGTCAGCCGTGAGCCTGTAAAGAAAATCGTAGGCCGACATGATGGGGTTGGGCGCGGTCTCGAGTAGACGGGTAATTGTCGGATTCCCCGCCGTGTGCCGTCCCTGTGCGTCCGTTATGACGTGGCGGCCTTTGAGCTTGCCCGCGTTCCTACAAATCGCGTCGACCGCCGCGCGGTACGTGTCGTTATCCCAAGCAGCAGCGCCGCGCCACGTCGAATAGGTGCGTGCGTCGCCGCTGAAGGTTTGGGCGGTCGTGAGATTCGTGCGCGGCGGCTTTTTGTTGAAGCGTGCGCGTAGTGAGTCAATCAGTCCCAAGTTTTTTCACCTCGTGCCGGCGTGTCGCCGGTGTTATTTGATAACCCGATTATACCACGTATCCTAAAAATTTTGTGATTTCTGATTGATGTACCCAATTATTTCGTGGTATCGGTATATACTGATACGTTTTTTGTCTGTTTGCCGAATGGTGTCGAACGGTCAGCGCAACACTTTTACACGGTTTCGTCTTGCGCCGCCTTTGTTGTCTTTGCCCCTGAGACGCACGGAAACGGCCCTAGGAACGACGCAAGTCCCAAACGCGATAACTTGTCAGGGCAAGACGTTAAAACCGCTCAGAGGGGCGCTATTCGCGTCTCAGCCTGTAGGGAAAAGAAAAAGCCCCCACAGCTTGGAGCCATGGGGGCTAGCGAATGCCAATTAGCAGCGGACGACTTGGGGCGCAACCGTCGCCATGCCGTCGGATTCGCGGAAAAGGTCACAGCGCGGGTAATAATCGAGGTCGATGTTCCAACCGGTCAAGCCGCTTCGGTTCTTCAGGCACAATAGGCGCAAGCGGCGCGGGGTCGCCTTTTTCTCAGCCTCCACGATTTCGCGCTTGCCGCTCGTGTCCGCCGACCGGTAGCCGGGTTCGGTCAGGCACCGAAGCTGTAGGCCCAAAATCACGTCCGCCGTGTACTCGATCCCGCCCGATTCCTTGAAGCTCTCGAAACTTGTCGATTCGCCGTAGTTCGACCGGTTGAGGCTCGAGACGACCACCACGGCAAGCCCATGCGCGGCGCTCAGCTGCTTGAGCTGCCTCATGGCCTCGTCGGTTCGCCGTTTGTCGTCAGTGTCCGTGCGCGGGTCGCCGCTACGCAAAATCTGAAGATAATCGACGAACACCACGGGGCGGTCGTCGCCCAGGCGTTGCGCAACGTCGTAGCAAATCCCGCTAACGGTCAAATCCAAACCGCCCTCCACCACTGTGAGGTTGTGGGCGCTCGAGGCGGCGAAAGCCTGGGCCGCTTTGTCCACGGTCATGGGTTGCCGTCCCATGCGCACGTCAAGCGCCGACGGCGCGCAATCCACGCCGCACACGTCCACCGCGTGGCGGCTAATGGCCTTGCTGACCATCTCGAAACGGGACATTTCCAAACTGTAGAACAGGACTTGACGGCCGCCCGCCGCGATGTTGTCCGCGATCTGCCAAGCTAGTGAGGTCTTGCCAAGGCTAGGCACCGCGCCAAGCACGTACACGCCCGCATGAAGGCCGCCGGATAGTTTCGCGTCCAAGCCCCTGAAGCCCGTGGGCGTGGTGTCGCCCATGCCGCGCGCAATGTCCGCGCGGAACATCGTACTCAGGTAGTCCGCCACGGTTCCCACGCTATGCGTGGATTCAGCGGCACGCGCCACGTTGGCCGCAACGTCACGCCCGAAGCCCTCACGGTCGCTCACAAGGCGTTCGTTAGCGTCCTTGCCCTCAACCGTCCACACGGCCTCAACGTGGGGGATTTTCAGCGCGTCCAAGCGCTTGGCCATGTCGGCGGCTTTCTTGCGCCCGGGTTCGTCAGCGTCCATGGCGATTATCAGCGCCGCCGACGGCTTGCGCTGTTCGAGTTGCCTGTAAAGGGCATTCGTGTTGCTGCCCATGATGGCGACGGCACGCCCGCCCGCCTGAACAATGCTCATGCAATCGAACTGCCCTTCGGTCACGAAACAGGGTTCGGCGCGGTAGAGGTCGCCCACGTTGAACACGGGTAGGCGGCCATGGCTCAGGTACCTGTGCGGCGCGTCGGGCGCGATGTAGCGGGCCGCGTAGGCGTTCCGGGAATTGTTCACGGGTATGGTGATGGCGTTTTGCGCCACGTCATAGCCCAGGTTAAACCGCGCGACGGTTTCCGCCGTGAATCCACGCCCCTGAAGATAAGCCATGCCGCCGTCGATAGCCGCCCGGCACTGCTTCAGGTAGTCGCCATAATCCGGTACCGGTTCCGCGGGCTTGGCGGGAATGCCCCCAGGACGCTCAGAAACGGCCCTAGAATCGACGAACGCGCCACGCCCGAACATTTCCCTAGCCTCGCCAAGAACGCGCGGGAAATCGGCCCTAGAGTCGATTCCGTCCATGAGGCCGATAAGGTCGAAAAGGTCGCCGCCACGGTCACAGCTGAAGCAATGCCACGTCGTGCAATCCTTGGACGGGTCGAGCATGAACGCGCCCGTGCCCTTCGGCCCCGTGCCCGATCCGCACAGCGGGCACACGTAGGCGTGAGGCCCGGCCTTGGGGCTACGTTCCGTGATGGTCTCCACGTAGTCCTTCAGGTGCGCGCGTAGTTCGGCCTTCTCCTCTTCGGTAGCCCTCGAGTTGTCATTGTTGGTATAGTTCATTTTGCTATCGCCTCCTGTGCGGTAGTTCAAGGCCGTTAGGTGGAAAATTTCGACGTTCCACACCTAACGGCCGTTTCTTTTCACGGCCTGTAGAAGGAGATTTCTCTTCTATAGGTGGTTAATCAGCGCAGCGCCGCCGCGTCAAGCGTGCGGCGTGAGCAGCTTTACAAGCCTGGAAAGCTTGTAAAGCATGGTAGTTTTTCCAAAACACCCCAAAACCCCTGGTAAACAAGGCAAAACGCCGAATTCGTAAGTAACGGGTTTTGCAGTAGGTAAGTAACGGGTTTTGCAGTAGGTAAGTAACGGGTTTTGCAGTAGGTAAGGGACGGGTTTTTGTAGTAGCCCCTCAGATGTAAACGGGTTGGATTTGCACGCTGTAGGCCGTCCGCCCCTTGGTCGTTTCCTCGTAGCCGTGAATCTCCCCACAGTCGCGCCAATAGTCGAGGATTTGCAACGCGGTTGTGCGAATGCGTTGGCGTTTCATTTTCAACGCCCCAGTGTTGCCGGACGGCACGCCCATGTTCTTGTAGATGGTTTCCCACAGAATCGTCTTAGGCACTTTCGCGTTCGATTTCGCCCGCTTCATTTCCCACACGCGGCGCGTGAGATAGCTCTTCAGGGCGACGTTATCGGCGTTCATGTTGATGGGCACGGCTAACGCCTTCAACGACGGCCGCGCGATCTGCCCCATGCAATCCGCGAAACGGTACAGCGGCGGCGTTTCGTACAGTTGCATAGCGTCGTCAACGGTCTTTCCGTTGATTTCCACCGTCGCACGCTTCGCCGGGACTAGATAGCCCTTGAGGTTAATCACCTTGCCGTCGCCCGTGTAGTCGCCTGGAACGTGGATTATCACGGGTGTGAACATCAAAGCGTCTAGGCTCTTGTTTATCTGCTCCAACATTTTCCCGCTTGGGTAACGTTTCGTCGCCGGGTTGAGAATCTTGTACACCGCGCCGGCCGTCACCACGTCACGCCCGCCCGCGACGTTAAGCGTTATGACGGCATTCATCACCGCGCGGTCAAATTCCGTCAGCTTGCGCAAGATCTCCACGCCCTGAAGATTGTCAATGTCAAGCGACACCACAACGTCGTTATGCGACGCTGAAACGCGCTTCTTCGATTTCCGCGCCACGTCAACGGCCAGGCTTTGCCCGCTGAACAGCTCTTGTTGCTTTTCCCAAACCTTTTTTGTCACTTTGTCAACGGGGACTATCGCGGATTCGGGCAATTTGCCAAGCGTGACCGATGGCGCGTCATGTTCCCGCACGTTAAGCAGCCCCGCCGCCTTCAGGCGCTCCAGCAGCTCAGGCGAAAACCCGGCCGGCTCCAGGTCGT